CCCAGAGGCTTTAGCGATACCTTCCATCGAGTCTGGGATGGTCATAGACACAAAGCAGTTATACGGGGTTACTTTACGAGGCGCGCCCATTGCACTCTGAACACGGCCAGCGGGGAGGAACCGCATATTGTAGAGGGTATTACGGAAGTGGGTGAAGTGTTCATCATCGTCCTTAAGAGAGTCTGCAACCCGTGTCATAGCCTCCTTGAATGTCTCATTATTACCACGGTATTTCATCTTGTGGATTTCTTCACTGATGTTCAGTGTTGGGCCGTACTCACCAATAGAATTGTGTCCGTTGATCATTTATTGCTCTTTCTGCTTTATTTCATCTAGTCGTTTCATCATAGTGTCAGGGACACCTAGTGCCTCTAACTTAGCCTTAGCTCTGTCGTAGTCAAGTCTACCCTCTGCGTATTGATTTATAACACCATCAGCAGCTACTAGCCAAGCTGGGATAACATTGTTCCAACTCATACAAGGTCACTCAGATCAACAGCAGGGTAATCCAAGTTCTTCATAACCTTGCCATCAGCCCGTCTTTGGATGGTCCCGTCTGGTTGAACACATCGACCCATGTTATTCTCATGGACCCGTAGGGTAGCCTCCATCAAGTCCCAGCCCCTTGACCGTGCATAACCAAAGATAACGTAAGTAAGGTCAGCAAGCTCCTTTAGCTCTTTTACCGCGGGGGCAGACTTGAAGAACTCATGGTGCCACTCGTAGTACTCTTCCCGCATCAGGTTGGCAGACAAGTCAGGGTCAGTAGCTTGACCCATAGTCTTGGCAAAGTCATCTACCATCTTTGGGATTGTTGGGCTGTCGTCCTTCTTATTGTAATAGGCATAGCCCATCGCTTCCATGTCTTCTAGTGTAATCATGCTAGTAGCACTCCTCTTTGCAATTAGGGCAGATATATAATCTGGTCTTACCCTGTTCTGTGTAAGTCTTAACTAGCACCTGCTTACCAAACCTGCCGAACCCCTCTCGACACCCATACATAGATGCTACCGCTAAGGCTTCCTCCCTGTTGCCCCCATGCTCTCGGAGGAAATAATCGTAAACTCTTTCACCATTTAAGTCAAAGCCACACTCTTTACAAGAACCGTTGTCGTCTAACGTCATTACATTGTCCTCCCGTAAAACTGTGTTGATGTGCTAGGTGGCATATACCCATCGAATAGATACCAACAGCAATTATCTTTCCCTACGCTCTTACTACCCTCAATCCACTTCACCCGTCCTACAGACACTACCTTAACACAATAGGTCATGTAAATAGCTGACTGCCTAGTGTGCATCCAATCTGCATCGAACAACAACCAAGTCGGACAAGTGTTTATCCAATGTTCTATGAACGGATGCAAGAACTTTCTGTCCCAAGGTGGGTTTGTAATACAGAAGTCAACGACACCCTGTTCCCCCATGTACAGACTGAGAGCATCATGCTTGAAGATGTCAGGGGCTTGTGGCTCAATGTCAGACTTGAACAAGCACTCCCCATGACCCTCAGTAAGCTCCATGATGTGGTCCACTAACCTACCGTCACCAGCACAAGGCTCTACATAATCAAATGCGTATGGCAAGTGCGGGATCAGAGGTTCTACAGCTTGGATGGGTGTTGGATAGTAATCACGCTCAAGTCTTTCGTAATCACTACGCTTTCCCATATAGTTCACTCAAACGCTTCAGAGATACAAACTCAGGGTCATAAACCCCATTAGAGATGTTACGCTTGATTACAATACCCTTCCACCAGTCTAAGTTAGCCTGCCCAGCCCAAGCCTCTTCTGCACCCTTGAAGCAACCTGCCACAAGACCAATGGCACCCGCAGCATCCTTGAACTTCATGTCACGCTTATGTGAGTGGCCACAAGTAGAACTCTTGAACCTGAGGGCAAGCAGTGAATTAGCATGGTGCATACCACTTAGTGCTGTCCCGTAGTTACCAGAGCTGAAGTAATGAGCATAAGACACGCCATCATACTCAGCAATAGCTGGGGCTGAATTGTGATACTCATGGTACTCATCGAACCAATGCTTAGTCTGCAAGTGAGAGAATGAGATACCATACTTGGACCCTTCTAGTCGGGGGTCGTGAGCAAGGGCCTTCTTGATACGGTTCTCGTGGTTCCCCTCAAAGCCAAAGTAAGCTGGTTGTTTACGTCGATGATACTTGAACTGCCAACGCATACGCTCCATAGCGTCATTGTACACCTCAATATCCTTCTCGTAGGACTGACTTACGATAGCCTGTGGGTAACGTGTGTCATAGGAGTTCAAGGACTTCATATCGGCCCCATCCCCTAAGTCAACGACATAATCAGGCTTAAGGTCGTATAGGAACTTGCCTAGTACCTCGAACCTGTCGTTGCTAACCTGCGGGTCTGTGTGTGCGCAGCTAAAGACAACTGCTGTTTTACCTGTCATATTAGTCTAACTCCAATAGTGTGACTTTATTGTCACAATCTCTTTGTGTCCCAGAGGGCATCCCCGTAGCCTTTCTTGTAGGCATCTTGAGCCTCTACCTTACACTGGTAAATAGTAGCCCAGATACGAGCTGCATTATCGTGCTTGTCGATATCTTCTGCGGTGTAAGGCTTACCCTTTGCAACAGTGGCTTCATTTACTCTGTTTAGAAGTTTCATTTATCCACCCCTCAGGGATTAACTTGTCATCATACAAGAAACCGTTTTTGTCGCACCAGTCACCATAACTAGTCTTTGACCCCTTGCTTATCTTAGCCTTACTATTGCTGAACACAAACCTGATGTCAAGGTGGGGATGCTGCTGCTTGACCAATAAGTGTTTCTTACGATCAGCAGCAACAAACCTACCCTTACTTTCGATTATGATGCCATTAGAAAGTTTGAAGTCAGGTGTGTATGTTCTCGTTTCGTTGACTGCATACTTTAACTTGAGCTTCTCATACTCGAATGGGACACCTAAACTCTTTAACTGGTCGGAGATACGATCTTCTAGGCCAGAGCGGTAACCGTGCTTTATTCCTGCATTGGTGGTTCCCAGATTTCTCCCTCGTGTCGCCTTAGCCAAAGCAGTCTCCCATTCTCAATAATCCGATCTAAGTTGCCATCGTATGCCTTTACGACAGCTCCCCAGAGTTCGTCCTCATTAATACAGTCTGCCAGCAGCTTCTCAGCCTTCTTAGGTCCGATACCGTGGAGACCTACGATGTTGTCAGCACGATCCCCTGTTAGCATTTGTGTGTAGAAGAAGTGTGTACCCTCGAAAGGCTCTACCTTTTTCCACTCGTTCCTACCGAAGTTAAAGTGCCAGCAAGGTAGTTGCAGCATGTCCTTATCAATAGAGGCGACAACACAATCATAACCTAATTCTGCTGCACCCTTAGAGATGAGGTCGTCTGCTTCCTCGTTAACGCTAACAACAGCACTATACTTGTCGATCAGATGTTCCCTAGTTGCACCTAGGTGAGCAGGTTTTTCTGTCGTGGCCCTGTTACCTTTGTATGGGTGTGACTTTGCTACATCAAACCTAAAGTTAGTGCTGCCAGTAAGATATACTTGAAAGTCTTGCTCCGAAGGAAACGGGAGGTCAATCGTTTCATTTAAGATATACTCCATGAGTTCATCGACCTTCCCGACAGCATCCTCAGGGAAAAGGTCTTGAGTAGCAAAGGCTGCTCTGTAAGCTACAATGTCGCCATCTACTAATACTTTTCCCTTGCTCATACTAAAACTTCCCGAAGGTTACTTGACCATCGTCCTTTTCAAATCCTACGTCAGTCACATAATCAAAGCCTACAGCTTGCATTACCGACAAGAACAAAGCTGAGATTTGAAACAGGTCTTCCATGTTGTCCCGGCTGAATGTGTAAACACCATCGTAACCGTCATAGTCTTCCGTGGTCTCTACGGTAACTGTAATTTTCATTACGCAGCCTCTCCATCTTCAATCATAAACAGTTTGTCATCTTCACTCGGACCAGAGCCTTCGTAAGCCACATGGTCAGTAACACCAATAGCCTCAAGTCGAACACCAGAGCCATTAGAGTATGTAGAGAACTGGACCTTAGCGGCTGTCCCGTTACCCAATGCACCATCATCCCCCAACGACCACCAAGCCTTGTTCTCAGCTCCGTTAGTTAGGTTGACTACCTTTGGTTCACCACCGAAGTCTACCTCTGTCTCCACACCATTCTTGTCGGTGAATGTCATTTTGTGGTCATGGAAGCGTACCAGCTTGATGAACTTACCGATACCGAAGTTGTTACCCTGCTTGATGCGGTCATTACCCATTGGCTTAGGGTCTAGGCCAGCTTGCAGTAGCTCTTCGATCTGATCTTCGTCTGTGAAGTATGCGTTGACTACATACTGACCGTTAAACTTCTTTGCTTTCTTGGCAGCAACGTTGTCGTCGCCACCCATATCTCGGTTCTCTTCAAACACCTTTGGGTATTCGAGGATCATATCCATTGTAAACTTAGCCATGTCGGGTTCCTTTGTTTAAGCTGTAGGGTTTACAGCACTGTGTTGGTAATATACTATAAGTTCATTTTGACGAATCTGTAACACTGATTCGCTAACTTATTTACTCGTTACTGAAGAAGGTCACATAGTGTTGCATAAAAGACTCAGTTGGACCTAGTGGATGTCCGCATAAGTCTTACCGAACTGCACATCAGTCCCAAGTGGGACGTTTAGCTTGACCCTCTTGTTGAGGATAACCGCAGCATCGTGCATGATCTTCTCTACGTTACCCTCGTCACCTTCCTTGACCAGAGCGATGATCTCGTCGTGAAACTGGCCCACAGACTTGATACCGTTCTTACGACAGACAGCAACCCAAGTATCAAAGCAGTAGACACCTGTGCCTTGGTTCAAAGTGCTGAACCTGTCCTTGTCACTACGCAGACTATACCAGAAACCAGAGACAGGGTTCTTTAGCCACATGCCCCCGAACAACTCCCTAACCTGTAGTGTGCTGGCAACCTTCTCAATGGCCCAGTTACGGGACCAGAAGGCGTCTAGCAGGGTCTTAGCCTCAGACTTGCTCATACCCGTCTCACGGGCCAGCTTAGGCGCTCCTACACCGTATATGCTGCTATAGTTGACCACCTTGTAGTTCTTGCGGAGTGCCTTGAGTGAACGCTCACCTGAATTATGCTTGTCGATGTCTTCTTGAGAGATGACACCAGCGTGTAGTGCCAAGTCAAGGTGTGGGTCAAACCCCTCCTTGCTCATCTGTTCCACATACTCAGGGTCGAGTGGCTTCATGTAGTGTCGTTTGGTCGTGTCTTCTAAGCTAGTCATGTCAGCGCCAGCTAGGACGTAGCCCTCAGGGCAGGTAAGACACCCACGGATCACATCACCGTAAGGCTTGTCTACACTAGGCAAGTTGACCAGAGGCTTCATGTGCTTGAACCTGAATGTATTCGTCAGGCCAGCCACCGTAGCTTGTAAGTAGCCATCAACGTGACAGTCTAGGAACGACTTAAGTATTCCAGCACGATGAGTAAGCACGGTAAGGCCATCCAGCAGATCAACAGCAGGGTCCATACTGACAAGTTCCTTGACACTCTTGCAAAGGTCTCCGTCATTACGGACTTGTTCGATTTGTCTTTCATCACCTGTCTTCTTATCCCTGATGAACTTATACGTTCGTGGTTTCCAACCTAAGCTATACAGCCAGTCCTTGACCTGATCGTTACTGTTTGGGTTACCCCGTTCTTCTCCTGTCTGGACAGTTAGGCTTTTTGCGGAGATTGGCATCTTATTATCCGCACATAGTGCAATCCACTTCTCACCGTGAGAGGACAACTCGCCATCTTTCTTGTGCATGACCTTAGGCTGGGTAGCCACACGGGTCAGTGCCTTCTTAGGCATAGCATCAGCTAGTTGCTCTACCTTCTCTTCTTTCAGCCTGATGATTTCGTCGTAGGCTTCCTGAGCCTTGTCTACGTCCAATTTCCACCGAAGGTCTTCTTGCTCTCTGGCACAGTCTAGCTTGAAGGTCAGGTAGTCTACCAGCCGATCTTTCTCCAGAGGGTCTTGGTAGAGCTTGTTCAGCTTAGTATCAAGATCCCGCCACAGACGATTGTTGATCTTAACGTCCTCATCACATCTGTGAGCATACTCTTGTGGTGTCAGGCTGTTCCAGTCCTTGATAACAGGCTTGGGGATACCGTATTCAACACCATACCATTCGAGACCATGCTTTAGTCTGTCGTGGTGCAGATACCAGCTAAGGGCTAGTGTGTCGATCAGACGTGCCTTTACCTTGATGCCCAGCACTTTTTCCACTGCGGGGATGTCGAAGCGGATAATATTATGACCTACTAGAACTTCTGTCTCAGTGAAGAACTTGCGCATCTCATCATAGTCGTGTGTGTGATGCACTTCTTTTCCATCGTGTGAATAAGACAAGACATGAATCTTGGTCAACTCATCTAATAGACCGTCAGTTTCAATGTCGAATACTGTCATTAGTGTGTTTCCTTAAGTGAGATTAAAGGTATGGGTCGTCGGCAGTTTCATCTTCTTCGTAAGGATCAAAGTCAGGGTCGTTATCTTCAATCTTCTTGAGGGAAGTCCCAAGTTTACCTGCCAGATGTTCTAAACAAATAAGTATCTCCTCTGCAACACCTACACCACTCCATTCCTCTGGGTTATCCTCTGCATAAAACTTAAACTCCTCAACAGCCCCCCTAATGTCGTTTATTAACCCTTCAG